TAAAGCTCTCATCCGCATTACTGTCTTTCCACGCCCTTTCGCAAGGACATATTCTGCCAGTAGATCATCTATATCCAATCCCTCAATATCCACCGTTCCAGATTCCACAGAATAGGAATAATCATCGAAAGTCTCACTCCTTATCTGCTTCTTTGTAGCTTCAATCGAATTTTTGGCATATGCCTCTGCCAGCAGGATCACTGCCATCTTTACCGGTTCTGGTATTTCCGGGTATTCTTCTCCGAAAGAATTATTCGTTTTGGCAATTACCTTTAACTCTGCCCGGGATATATCAAAGACCAGCTTTTCAACCGGTCTTTTTAATACGTCCTCATGGCTTGTGTACTGAATAACTTCCTCAGGAGTAACCCAAGGGCGGGCAGCCATTACTCACCCCGAAGCAGCGCTCTTGCTTCATCAGCTTTCTTCTGCTCGGAAGAAATATGCTGCACAAGGTCAGCTTTCTTGCTTAACCCAGCTGTATCAATACCTCTGGCACTGGCATATTCTTTCAGCTCCGCAACGGTTTTGGAATTTAATTCCTTCGTCAGGACATCATCTTCCGCAGTGTCGGTTCCGGCTTCCACTACAGGTTCCGATTCCTCGTCTTCCGGCGGAGTAAACAGATCTGCTGGAAATTCATTTTCCAATGCTGCGCTCAGTGCCGCAGTGTCGGTTCCGGCTTCACCAAGGATTTTAAAAAAGCCGGTGTTTTCGTAGTGTTTGGCAACGTCCATATCATCTACTAAAACTTCCGGCTTTTCCTTTGTTACAAATATTCGGCTGTCTCTATAGGACCGATTTTTACCATAGCAGTTCCCTCCTGCTTACCGCTTCAGAAGTAAGATGCCTGTCGCATCCTTTTCCTCGATGATCGGGTCGTAATCCAGATGTGCTACATAGAAACGCTTGTCCATCATGATAGATTCCTTATCAGTGTTGGTACTGCGGATCTTTACGGTATAGCTGTTTACTACGATCAGGTTCTTTGGATCAGTAAGAAGAATCACATCGTCACTCATGCTCGGGCATTCAACGGTCGGGATTTTTACCGGTGCTGTGTACATGTTATCCGGCACTGCGCCGCCATGATGTGCGACCAGATTCAGCAGAAACAGTTCCCACTGCTGTGCTCTTCTCGGTGACATAAGCCAGCGGAGTTTTCCGTTGTTGTACTTATTCGGGATAGACGCAACCATCTGATAAAACATATCCAAGCTCATTTCAGCCTCAGAAGATTTATCAAGGATATGGCCGCCCTCTTTGATCTGTTTGATCCATCCGTCATTGACCTTTAAGAAATCAACATCTGCTGCCTCTCCGATCTCTGTAGTGTCTGTCCCAGCCCATGTACCAGCAGAATGTGCCTTGTCGAAGATATAAAGTTTCTTGTTATGCGTAACGGTATCGCCAGCAGCATATGTTTTTGATTCGCTGAACTCTGCCGCTTTGGACACATCTTCATTACCATTCAGGTACAGATCTTCCATATCAACACCAAGCTGTGCGGTCATAAGGTCTGTGATAACCTTATTCATGTTTTCTCCCTCGATGTTCTGACGGAGTGTTTCTTCCGTAACTTCCCAAGGAAGTCTAACCGGTGTGGTAGAGAAGCTGATCTGGCTTGTTGCTACGGAAGCTCTGTAGCCGTCGTCAGTATTCTCTTTCTTTTCTCTCAGAAGTCTCGGGGCGATACCGATTTTATCAATCTCACCTCTGCGTTCCGCACGCATCTCATGTCTTACCAGCGGTGCAAGGTTTGTTGCCTCAAAAGTCTGCTGGATGAACTGTCTTGCCTGATACGGCTGTAAGAGTCCGCCGCCGGTCAGTGAACCGGTGCTGATTGCAGTACCGGCAGCTCTCATAAGAAGTTCTCTATTTGTCGGCATAATCTATTCCTCCTTATTTTTGATTAAAAGAAAACTCCGTCCATAAAGTGGCTCTCCGGCGCACTTTTCTGAACGGAGCTGTCAGCATTGTTTAAATTACTCGGAAGACCAGCGCTCTTGATAATCGGATCAAGTGCCTTTGCTACAGCAGCTTCTACAAACTCCTGCGCTTTTGCCATTGTCATAGGTTCTTCCGGCGGATTTACTGCTTTCTGAATTGCTGCATTTACCATTTTCTCAATAGTTTCCGCTGTAATGGGTTCCTCTGCGCCCTCACAGCCGCCAGCAGCTTTCTGAACGTCATTGGTGGTAATTGCTGCACCCTCTGCGTTCTGAGGCGGATTTGCAGCGTTCTGGCTCGCTCCCATAGCTTTCTGAACTGCGCCAGCTACGATAGTCTCTAATTCGGCTTTGGTAATCTCCACTTCCATTTCCTCCTGTTCTTCTGACTTCTCAATGAATGTTCCGAGATTCTGGTAGATACTTTTCAGAACATTCAGGTTTTCTTTTCCTGCACCTGCTGCCTTTTCGACGGAAGCTGCATTCAATGCTTTCACTACCGGTTCATTGCCGGTGAGAAGCTGTGTGACGATCTGGTTGAAATCGTCCAATGCGCTGCGAATCACATCCTCGTCTGTCTGGATTTCCCAGCGTCCGGTTTCCGGATTGTAGGCATCCAGCAGATAATCAGACAGTGCGTAATAGGCATTCCAGAAGTTATCATGGATACTGGTTCTTTTATAGTTCTCCATGACTGCACCCTTCTGCACTGCTTTTGGTGCTGTAAATGCTTTTGCCATCTTCTGGAAGATGTTCAGCCCGGTTTTTGTAACCGGCTCATCGCAGGAAATATCATCATCCACATTGCTGTAAACGCCTGTTCCGCCCATGCTGAATCCGGTAATTTCTCCCTTTTCGATAGCTTCATAGATGCCGGGGTCGGATACCTCAACAGTCATAAGCCATGATCCCTCTTTCACATCCTGTCCGTTAATCTGGCAGTCGCATTTTGCAATCCAGTTCTCAACCACAGCCGCGCTTTCCATCTTCTCGAAGTTGTGCTGAAGATCAATGCTGTTCGCATTTTTGGCAAACCAACG